TGGCCAGCCCTAGGAGGCAATCATGAAAAATCAATTATCAGCCGCTGTTTACACCATGTTCAAGAAACTCCCTTATCGAGATGGAGCCGGTGAAAATCCATATATTGGCGCATCCTGCCAGTGGATAGCCTCTTCTATCTTAGTGATAGTCAGACTGTTCTCTCGGCACGGGAATGAGCTATTAAGCTCCTTGTAGACCTCTTTAACCAAGTCGAGCAGTTCAGTGACTTGGATACCATTAACGCCATTGTCCGAGATTGGTCCGTCTTGCAGCTTTACAACAAGATTGCCATCGGATGACGCGCCAATATATGGATTTTCACCGGCTCCATCTCGATAAGGGAGTTTCTTGAACATGGTGTAAACAGCGGCTGATAATTGATTTTTCATGATTGCCTCCTAGGGCTGGCCATTTTGACCTTTTGGGAATGCTCGATAGTGAGCCAGTCAATTATAACAAAATACTTGCCAATTCACCATAATCGCTTATAATTCGAGCTGTAGTTAGGAGTGTGGTGCTCCTTAGAAATGTTCAAGAAATACAGATGGTGCAAGGGTTATTTAGTATCAGTTCAGAGGCCAATGGGTTTTTACCATCTGTCCCTGAACAGCCTTCACCAACTGGGCTGATACTAAATAGCCTTTTTTTATGTCCGATAAATGAGATTTAACAGGTCGCAACTGCCATAAACTGGAATAGCGCGGACACCATTTCTAAGACCATAGTCTGTATTGAAGAGAGTATGCATCTTTCTGGTGATGGTGCTCAAGAACAGCGGCAATCTATTGAGGTTCGAGTCCTCAGCCCATGCAGAGTAGGTGTAAATACCCTCCACGCGGGATCAGGTGAACATGAAGTTGTGGCGCAGCTGGGTTCGATTCCCAGCACTCTCTTCAATACAGATGATACCTCCCCACTCCTTCCTACTCCATGCGCTCTGAAGCCAGAGACGTTAACGGGGGTTCTCCGAGCACCCCAGCGCATGCCACTGATGTAATGCCGACTCAGTCAGTGGATAGAAAGGGGTTATTGATAAGTGTCACACAAGCCCCCTGTGAGGCGACTAGAGCTAGAAAGCGGGTATATTGGACTAAGTCCTTGCCTTCCCTTTCAATGGCTCTGGTGGACATCTCAGGTGACCGGAAACGAACAAGTGTTCAACCAGGGGGAAAGCCTCTGGCCATCTAGCTCTACAGGGCTCTGGCTCGTTCAGATGGAAAGCCTAAATTGTGTCTTATGATGCTCTTTAGGCAACCTTTGTCCATTAGATACGAGATACCTCATTCAGATAGGTTATATAAGGATTAAGAGTTATGAGTATAGATAAAAGAGAGATTGCTAGTCGATTCACTGAAGTTGTCGCCAGAGTCATGGATATACGAGATCAAGAGAATGAAGGTATATATCCACCACACGACCTTGAAAGATGGAAACGGAAATATCAAGGTAGAGATTTTGAAGACTTGCCGCCAAATATTATTCAATTCAACACCTTCAAGCCAATGGTAGATATGACTGTATGCCAATTAATGATGGCTTTGGACGATAAAGAATGGGAGGAAATAACTAAAAGAATTCCGATGGTTACACCTGATTAACCTGTGTCCATTAGGAACTGGTCTGAGCCTTTTGCATTCAACTAAACAGATGAGGATTAAGAAGGTGATTAAAGTTAGACAGATTGTAGATGCCAAGACTCCCGAAATGCATTATGTGTTTGAAAATGGATACAGGCTGCGGCGAGAAGATGGAAAAACACCTAATGGAAATGACATGAATATGCGGTGGGTTCTCAGGAGTGATAGCGGTTGTTTTATTGATTTTGATAAATACAGAAGCGATATTGCAGATAGAAATGAACTAAGTATTTATTCAACCACCAATAACAGAGAGTAATTAACTATGATAACACCAGAAAGTGAAGGCTGGACCGAGGGGCATCAAGCGAATAGCAAGCCTGATTTTTATGGCAAATGGATCAATGTTGAGCACGAGCTTCCTCCGACTAGGATTGAGGTCATTGTTTTTGCCAACGATATTGTAATGTCTTGGGTTGAAACAGCCTCATATAGTAAAGAGCAACAGAAATGGAAGGACGCTCGATGTGACGGTGATCAAGATTATTTGCCAATAGTTACGCATTGGATGCCATTACCTGAAGCGCCGGAACTGGAATTATGATCATCACTAAACAATGGATACACGACCACAAGACGCCAGCAGGAGGCTGGAATCGCAAGCAGATGACGGCTATTGGTTTTAAATGGCCACCTCCAAAAGGCTGGATTAAAGCTGTTTCAGGGGTAGATATAAGTGATGAAGTCCGCAAGCGATTTGAGGCAGAGTCTGACAAGTCGAAAGCAAAGGAGTCTTTGGAGGATCGCGTAATCCGCCTGGAGGCTCAGATTAAACGGACATATAGCGTCCTTAAGTTGCTGACAGAAATTATTGATGATAGCCAGGAATGATGAAGTGTAAGGTGGGGTATGTGGTGGGATAGTTCACCAGACCCTCTATAGACCGGTATGGATTAAATAAGGTAATGATATGAATGGAATGAAAACCCCTGACTCAACGAGAGATGAAGCAATTGATTGGTGCTCTAGAAATGATTGCGATTTCATTAATCCTGTCTACCCGCCTCCAGAAGGATGGTGCTGGGTGCATGATAATTATGGATATCTTTATATGTATTTCTTTAGTATGGCCGATGAGGATCACGATGATATTTATCCAGAGGACGCCGGAATAGACATATCAAAAATATCTGTAATGCCAAATTATCGTAGCAATAAATGATAGCAGGCAGGCACATGATTAACCCTCTCTTAAACCATTATGCAAAGACAAGGTGATGATATGTATTTAGCAATAGATGAGGATGGAACCACCTGGGAAATCGATTCTCCCGATGGCTATGACTGGACTAGCTACCCGACAGTTTTAAAGGTTGAACTTTATGCCGGACCTGATGTTAGCGTATTTAAGATGGTCCAGGATGGCTGGGAAGAGATTACCAAAGATTAATCACGCTACTGGCTTACGTGTATTAAGGTTATAAAACTAAAGACATTAAGGATTGAGAGAATGGATATGATCCCCTGCATTAACCTTGATTATGAAGAAAAATACCATAACTGTGAGATCAAGACTTGCGCGCCGTATTTTCCAGACGTTTTGTATTGGCAAAGAAACTCAGCCGGCGAAGGCAATCCGGTGAAGGTTCAATTTTGCAAAAAGAGAGGGAGAATAAACGGAGTATTTGACTGCTACAATGTCGGCGAAATGTCTTGTCATGAAGTCAATTAACCCTCTATACACCCCTATAACCACCACTAACCAACATACACCCAATAGAAGGATAAAGAAGATGAAGATTTGCATGGGTCACAATTGTAAAAGCACCGACGGGACAGGCCACTCGCTTGAATGCATGATGGAGCACGATGCTGAATTTTATCCAGACGCAGGAAATAATTTCACCGAGGACAGATATAGCGGGTATAAAAAAGAGCCTCTTGGGAGTCGAGCTGGTGAGCGCAGAGCCGCATGGTGGAAAGGATATCGCGCACGCGAGGATGTAAAAATAAACATCCGATTCCCTGAGCTATTCCCAGGAACTGCAGAGCAATTACGGGCACTAACCACACAGCAGGTATAGCATGGAAGAATCAAAGAAGCTTGATCTGAGGCCGCACCAGGATACCGGTGTGGCTATGATAAAGCGGTCACTCAGTACAAACGCACTAAATAGTAATAAACGGATAAAGCGGGTATTAGTAGCAGCCCCCTGCGCTTATGGCAAAACGGTATTAGCGGCTTACTTGATGAATGCAGCGAAGGCTAATGGAAAGCGACCAATGTTCATAGCTGACCGCATTAAGCTGATTAATCAGACGGCTGACAAACTGGACGAATACGGCATCGAATACGGCATACAGCGCGGCAATGACCCCCGCACAGCACCCTGGCAGCCAATACAGGTAGCATCAGTCCAGACACTGAAGGCCAGCACTCAACAGCCTAACGCAGATATGTTCATTATTGACGAATGCCACATATCACACGCCTATGTGGTCAACCTGATGGCGACCTACAATAATTGCATATTCATCGGCCTCACAGCGACTCCATACAGCCGGGGGCTGGCTAATATCTGGCAGGATATGGTTGTGCCCACCACGACCAAGGATCTACTAAGCGCCGGCTATCTGACCCCGATCGAATACTACGTGGGTCACAAAGTCGATATGACCAATGTGCGCAAGTCAAATGGCGAGTATAACCAGGGTGATTTGGCCAAGTCAGTAGACAAGGATGAGATATTGACAGGTGACATCATCAAGAACTGGATGGACCATGCCAAGGGCCGACCAATGCAAACTATCGCATTCACACCGTCAATAGACCACTCAAAGGGACTGGTTGAGCTTTTCAGGGAGAAAGGCGTCAAGGCTGAGCATATAGACTGCTACACCTCAGAAGAGGATAGAGACATGCTATACGAGGCTCACGATAGGGGCGAGTTCTGCATACTGTCCTGCTCTCAACTGCTCAATACTGGATATGACGCGCCTGGCGTCGAATGCCTGATTGACTGCTATCCTACTAATTCACTGATTACCCACGTTCAGCGCGGTGGACGTATCCAGCGCATAGCAGAGGGCAAGACTCATGCTATCTATCTGGACCATGCCGGCAACGTTGAGCGCCACGGATTCATTGAAGATATCGTTCCTGACCACCTGAACGACAAAAACACCAAGGAATCTCAGGATGCACTTAAGAAAGAAGACACCAAAACCGAGCCTGAGCAAAAAAAGTGCCCGAGATGCTATCAGTCGTACATTGGTTTTGTATGCGCCTGCGGGTATGAGGTACCGGCAGCCAACAGACTTAGCCATGACGGAACAAAGCTTGTTAGGGCTGGGGCTGAGGTTAATCGAAGCAAAATGTCACCTTCAGAGCTCAGAAACATCGATCAGTCTCAGATGCAAAAGGATGAATTCAAGGCCGGACTCGTTCTACACGCGCTACAAAAGGACTACAAAGCTGGCTGGGTTGCCAACCAGTATCGAGCTTACTATTCAGAATGGCCGGACAGGACTCATGTATTAAAGGCTGAATTTGTCCCTCAGTCGGTCAAGAAGTTTCTGACATCACAGAATATCCGTAGAGCCAAGAGGAAAGTAGCATGAGCTTTCTCAACAGCCTGGATAGATTAAGGCCCAATGGCAAGGATCGGTGGCGTGCTTGCTGCCCGGTACATCAGGGTTCAAATCCCACAGCCCTATCTATTAAGCAATGCTCTGACGGCTCATTCCTGGTCAAGTGCTTCAATTGCGATGCTGATGGGCCAGATGTATTCAGGTCATTAGGATTGCCGCTAGATGAGCTATTTGGCTACAAGGAGATGGATAGGCAGGAAGGTCCATACATCACCCAGATGATGAAGGACCAGAACAAAGAGGATATGTTCATGGTCGCCATATATGAGGCTGCACAGGGCAGGAATGAATATATACAGTTATCAGACCACAAGGCATACAAACTCAGCGTTAACCGGATGCGCGGCTATGAATCATTACTTAATCGTAACCTAAGACAAGGCTGATACAGGCTACACTGAGGCATACAAAAGGAGATATGCAGATGGATTCAAGAAAAGTTCAAGAGCATGCAGGATGGTTAGCATCTTACAGCGAAGATCAAACTAAGGCTCTTATCGAATGCATGACGCTGAAGATTGAGCAGCAGAGCCATGTAATTCAATCAATCTCCAGAGAGCTTGAGTTATGTGATGAGCCAAAAGAAGAAAGGCCAGAAGTTATCATTGAGTCGATAAGGTCGATGATAGCTGTTGATGACCTGGAAGTTTCTTCAAAATGCGGATGGTTTGAGTGGACAGCTTGAGAGAATATTATGAAAAAGACAGCTGAATTGATCATTGCCGGTATTTGGAGAGCAACCAGCCAGACCATGATGGACGCTCATCTGATCGTAATGCGCAACCATATGCCCGAGCCCTGGAGTCCTGAGTGGTTCGAGATTGAGGCAACAAAGGCAGAAGTGATCGCGAATCAATTCAAACGTGTTTTACACTAAGGAAAGAATATGCGGGAAGTGACTTACCTGATATATATTATATTGTGGGAATCTTTGATTTTTGGCGGAACTGGATATGCAGTTTTCGTTCTTGATCATAGCGGATGGTGGATGTTGGCTGCAGTTGTTATAGGTGGTACTGCATACTCACCATTAAAATGGATTCACGGTATAGACAACCCATAACCCAACACCACCCCATTACCATATAAGGCAAAACCATGTCAGAAAGTTACGTAACACAAGGAATGATCCACTCCATCGGCCAAACCATGGAGTATGGCCAGAACGGATTTACAAAGCGGGAGTTTGTGATCTGCTTGTCTGGGGATGATGTTAATCCAGAATACCCGGATTATGTTCAGTTTGAGCTAATCAAAGACAAGTGTACACTGATGGACGGTTACCAGGTTGGCAAGGAAATCAAGATCAAGTTTAACCTTACAGGCCGCTTATACAATAACCCAACAAAGGGAGAGCAATGCTTCCCTGCACTGAGAGCCTGGAAGATTGCGCCGGCAGATGGCCAGCAGCAACAAGCCCCCCAGCAGCAATACGCACAACAGCAGCAGCCTCAACAACAGGCCCCGCAACAACAGAAATACCAACAACAGCCACCACCGCAGCAGCAAGCGCCACAACAAGCACAACAGCCGGTCCCTGCTGCTAGTGGATTCGATGACTTCGATGATGATATTCCATTTTGATCTAAAGGAGTCGACCGGCATCCCATAAATTGTTATAAGGAGTAGGTATGCAGCAGGCAGAAATAGAAACTGTGGTAGAAACCTATGCAATATGCCCAAAATGCAATGAGCATCATAGTGTTATGCATCACGAGACGGGTGACATAGAGTGTGCATGCGGACTTCATTTTGAATACAACACAGAGCATTAACCCACAGCCCCCATATACGGAACATAAGGAACAAAGATGAAAACATTATTTATTATTTCAATGATTTTGGCATTAACAGGATGCGGAGCCGTAGATAGAGGATTGGCTAATCTAACGGGAAGCGCATCTGAAACGTGCTATGAGGGCGTTCTTTACCTTCAGTTCACTAGCGGCGCATCAGTTGCATACGATATCAATGGCAATGTGAAGCAGTGCGGGTAATCACAACATCGCCCCCCAGGACAGGCCACTTAATCTACCTAGACGACGGAAAGCGCACCAGACGGGTAAAGTGGCACAACGGCGAGATAACCCCTGTACCTTGGTCGTCCCTATGTCGGCCAGCTAGCCATAAGCCCAAGTAGTGGTATAATGCCAATATCACTAACCAGGGCTGATGCCAGCAGGCTATCGTGTCTAACAGGATACTCGACCTCGCCATATGCAACGAATTCAAATTTTTCCGTGGCGGGCTCAAGCTAGAAAACCCCCAAAGAGCTATGGTAACTGACAAAGATGGCAATATGTTCGTAAAGCACGGCGACAAGCGCTGCATAGTTGACCAAACAGAGGGCATAGCATTCGTTGGCCCTGTTGAAATACTTCATTCAGGTAGAGATTAATGGCAGATCAATTTTGGGGTACAGGCGGTAGCGATGTAGCTGACGGATTGACACCGGCTACCGCTCGATTGAATCGCTCCGTTGCGGTGACTAATAGCGGCGCTGGTGATTCGGTAATAGCTATTGACGGAACAATGATCCATCCAACCTCACTCTTTTTATATAACGATGATAGAATTGAATCATCTGAAACTTATAGGAGGGCTACATTAAAGGCAGCAGTTAGTGAGACTGAATATGTAGCTAGAACATCAGCACTACTTGCCGTTAATAACCCGTTTTTAGTAGATGGACTAGTCTTTGATGGTGACAACGGTGGTGCAAATACGGTAAATAATGCCTTTGCACTGTTTCGACAATCCACTGTAGAGTTGATCTATCAGCTACATAATTGTGAATTCATCTGTGGTGATATTGCTGCCCTGAAACAAGATCAAAGGCGGGGTAGAACAGAGATAGTCAATGGTAAAATCTCTGGTACGCTTTCATCCATTCTGTTTGGATTAAGCGGTTCGGGAGGTGTTAATCTAGCGCAAGATGGAAATCAGGTTATCGATGTTCAGATCTTGGATATACAGCTAGACGCTCCCATAACCGGGTCTAAAATAGGAATACAGCTTCAGCAAGAAGATGTGCTCGGTAGCCCCAATACTCTAGATGTTTATCTCAAAGGCGTTTCTGGAGTCATACCTATTGGTGCTAGCGCATCAGTTACACTTATTGATATTAAATCAAACAGCACGATTAGCTGTGCATCTGGCGACATTACTATTAATGCTGACGATGCAGTTTCCAACGTTATCGGTATTTCAGTAAGAGGAAGACTGGTAACAGATAAAATATCAGATATTAATATTACAAATCAAAGGATAAAATTTAACTCGCCAGCAGGTCATGGTATTGCATTTGGGTCTGACACTGATAGTTTTATATCTGGCGGGCTAGTTTCAGGAAATCATGTAACAGGAAAGCACTACACATCTGCGTCACCACATAATATCTCGTTACGACATAGTATAGTTGGGGCAGCGCGGGGCAATATCTCCCAAGATGGGTATATAGGGTATTTGATGGCTGTATGCACTAATGCAACCGTGACCGCAAATTTAGCCTATGACTGCTACGGATCCAGTTATTACATAAAAGGGACTACAGCGGCGCTAGTGAAAGATAATGTAGCTGTAGTAACAACCAAGTTCCCGCAAAGAGATTTGGGTATTTTAGCTGTAGCTCCACAGGGAGCCACAAATACAGTAGCCGCAACAATCCAAGAAAACTTGGTAATTGTCACAGATATCAGCAACATACACTCTCTGGGCTATATCGAAGATGTGAATCAAGTATGCTCATTTGTGAGAAACACCTACATTATTCCCGACACAGTGGACGTAAGTTCTGCACTGCTATTCTCCTATGAGAATGGTGCCGGAGGTGCTGCAAATAACACGCTAGCCCAATGGAATGCTCAAACAGAAGTGACGGATGATATAATCGTACAAATGCCCCAGGCAGAATTAGATGCCTTATCTGAATCTCTCAGGCCTATAGCGGGCGGATTCCCTAAAAACAATATAGTATCAAGCTTTATTAACTAGAGGTTTATATGGCAACAACAGCAAGAGTGGCAGCAACAGCAAGCCCAAGCATAGCTTATTCGGCCACCATAGCAGCTGGCAGCGTTGGTAATTTCATTGCTATTGGCCTTACAAAAGACGACCAGGCTATCGTTTTTGAAGGTAGTAATGCTGCCGGAACGTCCTTCGAGCCTCTAAGTTTTATCGGTGGCGGCGGTAACCATAGGACTGCTGAAATCACTTATCAACACAGAACAATCCAGCTCACAGGCCCGGTTGATTTTAGGATTAATAAGCCAGCCACTGCTAATGCTGTCGAAATTTCACAATACACGTGAATAAGGGCTAATCATGATCAATATCCGCATAAAGCCCGATGGTGACTTTCTACCGGATACGATATTTAAAGACCCGGCAGACGTTCTAGATGTTATTGTTGACTATTCACAGTTCTTCAAAACAGACGATATAACGACTATCGCCGTAGTTGGCACTAACATTACAATAGATTCATCCGCAGAGTCAGCAAACATTGTTACACTCTTCATGTCAGCCGGCCAGGATGGGGTGGATGCAACGATTAAGATCACTGTGAGCTCGCCTACTAGGACATTGGAGCGGACCATTTTTGTTAAGGTGGAAGACAAATGAACAGACGCAATTTCACAAAAGGACTATTCGGACTTGCTGTTATCGGAGCGGCACCAGTCATTATCGCAGGCAATATGGACGTGATTGATCTAACTACAGGGAGAAAGCCAGTCTCTAGCATGACACCTCTTGACATAACCAGAGAGGCGTTGCGGATACTGGAGCCTAAATTAACCTGGGTGAGGGCTGAAAATGGTTAACGGATTTGACGACATCAAGAACGACGCCATAGAGCAAGGCGATCGCCCCGACAAGATCACAAGGGCAGAAGCTGAGAAGTTATGCCGGCAGATCATAAGGCCTCACTTAGGCAGAAACCTCCCTGAAAACCTATTCCAGGACTCAGTAAACGAGCTGATGGAAGAGATTAACGGCGTTACGAGCAAAGAGGAATAACCATGGCACACCGAAAGCCCAAGAGAGGCCAAAGAGCAGCAACCAACAAAAGCTCTCACAAGCCCAATAAGACCAAACCAACCAAGAAGCGTAAATAACAGAGCTAGGTAAATGCTCTAGGGGTAGTAAGATGGCAGCGACAGAGGGTAATCAGTGGTGGTTGCTAAGGGCTAAACATGGCAGGGCCAAGATATTTAGCAATCCCAAGGTGTTATGGAAATCATCCTGCGAGTATTTCAAGTGGGTGGAGGATACCCCGCTAAAAGAAGCTAAGCTGTTCAAAGTAAAAGATAAAGATGGCAATGACGAGATAATTTCAGAAGAAGTAGGCAAGATGCGAGCCATGACAATAGACGGGCTTTGCTTATTTCTTGGTATAGGCACAAGCACCTGGCACGACTACAAAACCCGAGAAGGGTATGAAGATTTCTCGGAGGTCATTAGCCAGATAGAGTCAGTAATACGCTCACAGAAGTTCGCAGGAGCCGCAGCAGACCTTTTAAACGCCAATATCATAGCTAGAGACCTTGGGCTAAAAGATGCCAGCACAAGCGAGCACAGCGGGCCCGGTGGCGGTCCCGTGCAAATAGCAGAAGTGAGACGAACCATTGTCAATCCTTGATATACCGACAGCTAGAGTCTTTCAGCCCCTATTGCAGCCATCAAGGTATAAGGGAGCTTACGGCGGCAGGGTTTCGGCAAAGTCACACTTCTTTGCCGAGAAGCTAGTTGATGACTCAGTATGCGAGAAAGGGCTACTAAGTGTTTGTATTCGTGAAGTACAGAAAACCCTCAAGCAGTCAGCCAAACGACTAATCGAGCAAAAGCTTATAGCGCTTCGTCTTGGTGAAGCCCAGGGCTTCAAAGTATTCAATGAGGTGATAGAAACCCCAGGTGATGGGGCTATTATCTTTCAAGGCATGCAAGACCACACAGCCGATAGTATTAAGTCACTGGAAGGATTCAAGCGTGCGTGGGTTGAGGAAGCACAAACATTATCAGCAACTAGCCTCAAGCTATTGCGGCCAACCATTCGGGCAGAAGGCTCAGAGCTCTGGTTTAGTTGGAATCCCCGCAGAAAGAACGACCCTGTTGATATGATGTTCAGACAAGGAACGCCACCAACTAACTCAATAGTCGTAAATAGTAACTGGAAAGATAACCCATGGTTTCCCGCCGGAATGGAGCAAGAGAGATTGGATTGCCTCAGAGATACACCAGACGATTACGATCATGTCTGGGATGGAGGCTATGTATCGGTAATCAAGGGCGCTTACTTTGCCAGGCATATAACCAAGGCCAAGAATGAGGGCAGGATTGGCAGAGTGTCGGCTGATCCATTGATGACTATACGGCTATTCGCTGATATTGGCGGAACCGGGGCCAAGGCTGATAACTTTGTATTCTGGGCTGCGCAGTTCATTGGTCATGAGATACGTGTAATTGATCACTACGAGGTACAGGGCCAAGACTTGGCAGCTCACTTAGCCTGGATGAGAGAGCGAGGCTATACGCCTGATAGGGCTCAGATATGGCTACCTCACGATGGCGCGACTAATGACCGAGTCCACGATGTCAGCTATGAATCATCCCTAGAGTCAGCCGGCTACACAGTGACAGTCATCCCCAACCAGGGCAAAGGCGCGGCTAAGGCGAGAATCGAAGAGGTCAGACGCTTAATGGACGCCGTTTGGTTCGATCAAGAAAAGTGCCAAGGTGGCATTGAGGCATTAGGCTGGTATCATGAGAAGCTAGACGAGACAAGAGAGATAGGCTTAGGCCCTGATCACGATTGGTCTAGCCATAGTGCTGATGCGTTCG